TTTTTTGATCTGTGGCTCCGAATTTATAAATAATTTAAACTCAATTGATTTTGGTTTTAAATCATTGTGATTCCAGGGCACTTCAAGATATTCATCTTCATTTTCAATAGATAAACTATAATCGTATGTGTCAAAAGAAAACTCGGAAAAATTTGATGAAGAGTCTTCTAGTGACGCACCACCGTATTCACGTGTTACAAATAATTGCTCTGGTATATCATAGCAACGCATAAGTGCCTCAATTGACTCACGGGTTCCTTTTGTTTTTAATATCAAGGGTAAATTGTTTAAAATACGTCTCCATATTTGATTGCGTTTATACTCCGTACTTTCTTTATCTTTTATTTTAAGTTTTGATACTACATCACCTCTGGTATTTTTTCCTGTGAAATTTATCCCAAAGGAATTTAAAAAATAATAAACAAGTTCGTCTGGTATTCCTTTTTCAGGGTTGTTCCGTATTTCTCTTGAATTTCCCATGTTCTTAATGTAGTTGTCAATTACATCAAAAATCGTACCAACTGCACTTAATAATTTTAGGAAATCTTCGTTTTGATCATCTCTTATTAAGAATTCAGGTATATTTAAACCCAAGAAATCGTCATTGCTTTTGTCGTAGTAAGCAGCCTCAGTTGCCATATCTATATACCAAGCATATCCTCTGCTTGTAGTTGACCACTTTGATATGTCATCTGGAATATACTCAGGTGCAAGTTTTCCCTTTTCGGGTCCGTATTCTAATGTTTCTTTGGATATTTTTACAAATTCGTCTCCGTCAAAACCTAGATGGTTTCCCCATCTTACATCTGTTTCAAAAAAGTATGACTCACTTTTAAAAGAAAAGAAAGTTTCATTTCGTGAATAAGCATCGACCGATAATACCCACTCAAATAAAGTTGCGTCCCACCAAAGATACCAGTCACCCAACCAATGCTTAAACGAGTTCTTGTCGTTAAAAAATGAATATTTTTCATACCTACCATTTGCAAGTCGGTTTTTTCCAGTTATACCACTAACATAAACATTATCGGTCCTTGGATATGCTCTTGGTGAATCTGTATAAAGTAAATATCTCTCATACTCAGACAGAGACAACAATTCTGTGTCAAGTTCTTTTAGTTTTTCTTTGAGTTCTAGTTTCTGTAATATTGAAATAGAACTATTTGCTTCTTTTTCCGGTAATAAGTTATCTTCCACTTTCTTAGCAAGTATCTCGATTGAATATTCATATGAAGATATAACATTTATTAATTTTGAAATCTTAGAAAATCTTTGTATAAACAAATCAAGTTGTCTTTTTGCCGAAGAGAACTTTACAAAGTCTGAAAATTCTTCAAAACTTGTAATTCCTGTATTTATATTTTTGTTGAAATATGTAGAAATCTTCGTCGTTGATTCATCTATTTCATCTAACCCAGACTCAGTATCAAGTTCGTCCTTTGTATATTCTTTGGTGCCGTTATTCTTGATAATCTGACTTCTATTCGGTCCTCTCAACTTTGTAAGATTTGACTTAATTTCTTTAAAGTAAGTTACTTTCTGTACTACATCGTCAGAATATAGTTTGTTTGAAATATACAATCTAGACCCAATCGTTATATTTGCAGGAAGTGCATCCGATAGTTTTATAATGAGTGGTGTGTGCTTGTCTTCATCACCTATATTTTCATTTGCAAGTTGTGTTCCTAATATTGGGAACAACTCACCCTGACCAAAATTTACATAATTGTTGAAGTAAAGTTCAAATCTATCTACGAACAATCTATTTAAATAATCTGAATCGTATAGTGTGATCAACACAGACTTATATAAATCAATTATACGTGGATCAACACCTGAATCTGCTAATCGTTTTTGTTTAGATATTTCATAGTTAATACAATTTATATACTGAACATAAAAATCTGTTCGTGTGTATACCTCATTATATTCTGAAATTAATGTATTCTTATACAACTCAAAAACTCTTTTTCTAACAGAGTCAATTTCTATGAAGACTTGCTTTCGTGTAGTTGTACCAAGCATTTCAAGAGTTAACTCGATTGAGTCTTCGTAATCAGTTATAATTTCTGACAGTTCCGTGTCAAATTCCTGAGATAATAAATTTTTATCTTCACTGAGAAGTTTGTCCGTGTAGTTATATAAATGAGAAACTGGTAGTTTTTTTGTGGTGAAATTTATATAATCAAAAGATAACGATATATCCTCTGCACGAATAGATGTTTTTAAGCACTCTGGAATTACTTTTATTTCTGTTCGTGAATTTGATATTTCCTTTATTAACAATTTACTTTTATTGGCACTCGAACCAACTATATCATTTAAAAAAGAATAACGCATATAGTAGTAACCAGAGTCAATGCCAACCGACTTGGCGTCAATACTTGGTGATACTACTACATTTCCATCTATGGATGGATAATTGCTTGTAAACAATCTTGCTTGGCCACTTATTCTGTCTCCATCTAAGTTTGTATAATCAAGGTTTAATACTTCAAAGTTTGGTTCATCATCAACAACCTTCCAAGCCAAACGTATGCCCTCTGATGAAAATACACTAAATTCAATTGAATCCTTCGGAGATAAACCAAAGTTATAGTGTGTTGGTTCATTCTCAAATCCAATAGATAAGGTTGATTCATCAACACTAAAACCCCGTGTGAGTTTTTTATTATCAGACGGAACCTGTTGGATATATTTCATAAAATCCACCATTGTTATTTATTCCTATTCATACCCACCCATAAAAGGAAATGGATCGACTCCTTCGTTTTGTCTTTCTTCTGCTGATTTTGGTAGAAATGGAAAAACGTCAGAAAATTCACTGGGTGCATTTCCTTCTCCGGCTGCAATTCTTTGTGATACTATTATATCTTTTGCGGCCGTAAATGTTTCGGCCGCATCTTCTTTTAATTTAACAGAGTTACCAATCTCGTCATCCAATCGGTTACTCAATTCGTCTATTTGTGCTTGTAATGCCTGTTCAGATGTAAGCATATTTTCCATTTCTTGTTGTATATCCTCCACTTCATCAATTACACTAACCTCTTCGTCCGGGTTTGTTGCTACATCTTGTGCATAATCAGTAACCTGTGTTGGTATGTATGTCTCAACCTGTGGTGGGATTGGTCTTCTCTTTTCGGTTGGAATTAATAAAAGAAAATCTTCTAGTTGCGAGTCTTCATTTATCTCATCAGTTGAAAAGGATATAGTATTAAAAGTGTCAATCTTGTTTTCCAAACTTCCTTCAGTTAATAGTGTTTGAAGATTTCTTTGATTAAATTTTTCTTCTTTGAGATACTCTGGTAGTTTTTTCATGCTTAACTTCCTATCTCAAATACACGTGTATCATCAAACACTTCAGTTCCATTCTCACCTCTAATCATAAGCATTATCTTATAATACCTTCCTATATGCAAACCACTTAAATCTAATATGAAAAAATGACCATCTTTTGAGTTACTTATTCGTGAAAAGTCGGTATAATCAACTATTATTTCTTGAGTTTCTGCATCTCGCACACTATAAAACATATCATAATCAGTTATACCACCACCCCCATACCTTGCTTTATCTGAAAATGTTTTAATTGGATTTTTATTTCTAACCGATACATTGAACTTTACTTGTTCATTATTAAAATATTTTTTTCTTATTGTTTTTATTTTTGCTGTAATATCACCTGATATAGATGGTTCGGGTTTTTTTATTATTGTGGGTTCTTCTACATACTGCTCACACGTACCAATTACTACTTTTTCATCTACATCTTCTTCATATGATTCTAAACTATATGAGTTCGGAATATTAAATTCATATGAACTTAATGATCCCGATAAACTTCCTGATCCAATTCCTGTGTCTGTGGTATCACCACTAACATAATCAACATAACAGGCCTTTAGTATCGGTGAGTATATAGTATTTGTGTTACTTGAATAAAATTTTATTGACTGACTTCTTTCACTTCGTCCCTCACTTTCAAATTTGACTAAAAAACCATTGTTTTTAATGTCACCGAGAATCCAACACTTTACTATGTCAGTTACATCCACCTCTAGGTCGGATGTTTTATTTTCAAATTTATATATTGATACTAAAGGCCTTTTATCATCTTCGCATCTTTTAACATGGGTGTAATAACTACCACCACCTTGGTTTTCTGTATTCCATAGGTTAGAGTCGGTTTTAAACAACCAATTTACCGCATGATATTCTGGATCTGCGTCTAATCCAATTCCAGTTCCACTTTGCCAATCATCCGTTATGGGGTGAATGCAAATATTTGTATCGGCCGTTAGTTCCTCGGACTGAGTAATGTTAAGTTTTAAATAAAATCTTAAATTCTTAAAATTAGTATAATTTTGCAAAGAAAATGGAATATCAAATTGTAGTAGAATGCGTGAAATATCTGACCCCCTTCCCATTGACCAGTCATTTTTTAATTCTAAAATCTCTGACTTTCCAAAGTTTAGTTCACGCATAGAACTTTGACTATAAATTGTTGAGTCTTTTTTTGGATAATAAAACAAATTCATGACACCACCCTCCCTACTATATCTCTACTCGGAAATTTGACTTCAAATATAGATGGGTCCATTGACGGGTATAAAATCTTATTTATCGTTGCGGCCTCAATGTCGTATTCATTTGCTGAATAGTTTCCATCGTTTGATGTTAAATTAACCACCCTCATACTACCAACCGTACGAACTCCATTGATTTTTGAAATCATTATTTCTATACTACTCAATTCAATTGGTTGTGATATTTGCCAATTGTCTATTTCAAAGTAATCGGTTAACTCAACCAGACAGGTATCTAATACCTCTTTTTGGTTAAAATTATGCAAAACAGAAATCTCAAAATATATACCAATGTTAATTACAAATGCGTTTGTAATGTTTATTCCATCTGTCAACATTCTGTATTGTGATATATAATTTGTTAGGTTTTTAAATACTAAATCATTTGGTTCTGTTAATTTTTTATCTGCATCGTAACTTAATATATACATATTTATTGCAAATGGATTGTTGATTTCCCCATAAACTCTATTTATTGACTCAGGTGTTACGTCGTTTTCTGTTTCATTATTTTTTATAACATCAAGTTGTGAGTTTGTATCCAATATTCCGTCTTTTGTCACAAAGGCCTTTGCCACACTTCCAAATTTAGATGGCATGGAATATGCCCTTACAACATAATCATCACGTGTTACTGCTCTTAATTGTGCAGGAAATGATGACAAACCTTTGAGTCGTATTTCTTCATCACTCTCACTTCCCTTACCACCACGGGCGGGTTCTGGATTGTTTACTTTAAGACTATTCTTTATTCCCTCCAAAACCGAACGTTCACTTTGATTTAAGTATTCACTTGTTTCTGTGTATTTTACAAGACTTATTGTGTTTAGTGTATTACTTGCAACATTGGAAGTTGCCCCCCCACCGATATAGTAGTCAATCGTAAGTTCTGTATTTGCAGGTGCTTCTCCGTAAGAATCCGTTTTTAAGAAATTACTTGGATCATATCCCATGTCCATTACCGATCTGTTTTCATTCATAGTACGCCCTACATTACTCATTCTCGGAATTATAATTTCATCATCAATTTTATCGTCACCTTTTCCGAATTCTAATGTAGTTGAATTGTCGGTATTTGTATGTACCACATATCTACGAGATGTTTTAATATATTTTAGTATATAAGGTACACTGGTTGCGTATCTAGAATAAAGTGGACTATTTCTTTCATTATTAGGTTCTTCAATTAACACAGTACTTTGTGCTAAATAAGGGACTTGGTAATATGCATTTCCGTCCGAATCCGTTACTGATAAAATTTCAAGTACATTTTCTTCTCCAAGTTCAATCTCATAAAAGGGTGAGGCCTCTCCTACTTGAATTTTCTTTCGTATGAGTGTTCCACTTGATGCGTGTGCTATTTTTTTCAGCAAATAGTAAACTGGTTGTCCCGATGTATCTCTTTCAAAGACTTTAATTGTCAATGGTGAGTCAGGACTATTTTCTGCAAAGGATGTGGCCTGTGTAGTTCTAAAAACAACATCTGCGTTATCATTTGAACGCACTTCCAGGCCAGGTTCGATATTTAAAGCATACCTCATATCTGGAATATTTTTTCCCTTGTTATCTAGTCGTGCGGGTACAATATGCATAATCTCTACGTTAGTTGACGCAGGTACTGCCGGTTTGGGTCTGTACCCCAAATAATTTGCAAGTGTCATTATATTTTTTCGTTCAGATGCAAATTGAAGAAACCCCTCTTTAAATTGATAGTCTATATAATAAGAAAGAACATCCCCCACATAAGCCGTGAGTTCTACGAACATCATACCCGTGGAGTTTTCACTAAAATCTGAATATGAACCTGGATAGTATGATTTTATATACTGAACCAAATTTGTCTTAAATGAATTAAAATCTCTACTAAGGTAATTTATATCTTTACCCTTTGTATTGCCAAAAATGTCCATGTCAGTTGCCATAATTAAATCTCAAGTTGTAGGTCAAGTGTTTGTTCCGAGTCTGGAATGTTTGATAGTTCAAATTGTATTATTATTGTTGCTTGATATGGATTATTAATTGGGTCTCGGTCAATACCTACATTTGTTATGATAACGGAAGGCATCCACGTACTTGTTGCTGATATAACGGCGTCTTCAAACTCAAGATCAACCGCACCTTCCGTATTTTGTGAAAACAAAATCTTTTTCAAGTCACTTCCGTATGTAGGCATCATTGGTCGTTCTCCCTTTGATGTCATTAATAACATTTTTAGATTGGTTTTGGCCTTTTCAAGGTCCGTCTCGACCTGTGCAAAATAACCAAACTGATCATCCCGTGTATATGGGATTTTTATTCCGAGTCCAACCTCACTCATGTAATCTTTCCTCGTTTTTTATCAACAAGTTTCATTACATCCGAATAATTTCTTGTTAATGCGGAAGATAAATGGTCAGGTAATGCATCTACATCTACTTGGTTACCATTGGTATCAGAAAACGATGCCTGGCCATTTGATACCATAGAACCTTCCTGTGGTACACCTCCGACTGTTTCATTTAGTATTTGATTGATTGCAGGATTTTTAGAAAAACTCTTAAGAGGTTTGGTTTCTGTGTTTCTTACCTTTAATAATGACTTTTTTGTTTCTTCTACAATATCAGTAGGTTTTTCGCTAGTTTTTTTTGTTCCAAGTTCACTTATTAGTTTTGGCAAGTAACTTCTTAGTTCTTCACGAACTGCTTCTTTTATTAGGTTTTTTAGTTCTATCTTCTTCATAATAATTATAAATAAATATATCAATATATATTTTATCCAGCTATAAATACACGTGTACTTAATAATGTTGGCAATCTTGCTCTTAATCCAGATAATTGTCCTTGTTGGGCAGGACTACTTGTTGAAATATATGGGTCGTGGTGAGTGTGAGAACTTAACCAACCACACAACGAACTCAGCCATGCAGTAGTAACATCACCTTTTAAAACTGGGTGATTAAATGTATAATATTCTCCCAAGTGAATAGTTGGTGATACAACAGAAGTGTGTACAGCAGTAACCGTTACGATTCTTTGAACTGCATTCATTGTTAATTCTCCATCAGTTGCAACTGCATATTTTCCCTTTGCATATTGAACCATTTCCGCACTTTTTGATGACAATAATATTCTTTCGGAATTCAATATAATTTGGTTGCCAGTAAGTTCACTAATTGGTTGACCAAAAATTAAATTTCCACCACCTTCGTCCTTTGCTTGTTTTTCAGATTTTTCCATTTCTGAATTAAATGTTTGATCCTTTGCTTCTTGTGCTTGTTTTAGTGAATCATTAACTGCCTTTGTATCCTTTAATACCGCAAGGTCGTTGGGGTGTAGTAAAGATACTGCATTTAAATCTGCATTTTGCAGTGGAGTTCCTGCTAAATCTGCTTTTGTTATTTCTTCACCCGTATGAAATGATGTTACCGAATCTGGATTTTGTGAAGCAGCTGTCACTCCGTTACTTGCAGATGGTGATGTTGTGGTTGGTGCGTTGGGTGATGATTGGGTATTTGGGTCAGATGCGAGTTGATTATTTTGCTGAGAGTTGGTTGTTGGGGAAGTCCCACCCGTGGATTGTGTACTTTGACCACCACCTGCTTGTTGAGGACTTTGGGGTGTAGTGGGTTGTGAACTCTGACCGATTGATGTTGATTGTGGTGTTTGGTTATTTGGTGTTGTTGTCTGTGGGGTGGGTTGTTGAGATTGGGTCGTTTGTTGATTTTTCTCACCAAGTGGGTCTTTAATTTCTTTTGTAGCATTTCGTGTGTTAATCTCATCAACAGATGCTCCATATTGAATTCCACCGGTTCCAGACATATAACTTATTGCACCGAGATTACTTGCTATTTTTGAAGAACTGGCCGCACTTGGGTCTACACTTGCACTCATTATACTTCCAGGACCTGCTTGTTTATTTCTAAAAAGACCTGTAATTGGATCAAACCCCATAGTGGCCACTTGGTTGTTTCCTTTTTTTAGCGACAACCCCATCGAACCAAAACTTGCACCGGATGCTTTAAGTTGTGCCTTTTCTTCATCGGTAATAAGTTGAAATTGTTGAGCAAAGTCTGGATCTCTTTTTGTAAAAGCACCGAGTGTTCCTTTTGCCTGTAAATCTTTTCCGAGTGCAGCCGTCTTATCTTTATTGGAAGCATCTCCGGTTAGGCCACCTAAAAGTCCACCACCAACTCCACCCATCAATCCTGCACCCGAGGTTGCCCCACCAAGAAATTTACCCGCCTCACCTTTAAGTGTATCTGTCAGTGAATTTCCAAACTCAACTTGATTTACCCAATCACACAAATCGAATTTAAGACTATTAAGATCAAATGAAAACATTGCACCAAAATTAAATTTAAGATTTCTAAGACGATCAAATATTGCCATTAAAATTGCAAGTAGTTCTAGATTTATTCCAAACGATAACAACCACCCCAAAGACTCTTCGGTATCAGAACCATATCCTTTTTTATTTTTTAAACCAGCACATATTGACTTAACACCAAACGAAGCAAGTTTAAATATTTTAAACATTGCACTATCACCCGAGTTAATTCCAAGATCGTTGGCACCAGGTATTCCAATCCCAAGAGACGAAGCAGCTGACAATGCCCTTCCTGCTTTCGTTTTTTTAAGTAATGTTGACTTTCCGACTTTATTTGCAGTTTTTACTGCTCCAAGTATTCCTTGTTCATATGTTGAATTGAGTGAAAAGTTACCAAGACCAACACCTTTTATGAAATTACTTTTTCCTTTATTCGTGCCTATTGGGTGTGAAACACCACCAGACCCGATAGCACCGGAAGCACCGACACTTCCACCAACCAATGTAGATGATCCGGTTCCAGACGAAACACCTTTTACATTTACCAACTTTGATGCATCTTCAATTCCCATATTACCAAGTCGGTTTCCTACTTTTTGTCCGTTCTCTGTTCCAATTGCAGTCCCCATACTTGCTCCAATAGAACCCGACCAATCTCCTTGTGATGCCTTCTGTGCGGCTGCTCCAGGACCTGTTGCTCCTGTGCCACCGGTTGCACCACCTAGTTGTGCGGCTTTCATAGGACCCGATAATTGTTGATCAACGGATGCGTTGCCCGCTGTCTCTGCCATATTCAAGCCACCCTGACCGACCACTCCAGTTGTGGGTGACGTCTGTGTGAGTGAGTTTGATGGATCAATTCCAGTACCTATTGATGAATTTGCCAAATTAGATAACCCACCAAACTTTTCAGGTGTATCTTCTTCTTCACCCCCACTGTCTCCCTCTGGTCCAACAAGTGTCGGTGCAAATTTGCTTTTTGTTTTTCCACTAGTAATGTGTATGGAAGAACCATCGTGATTTATATCCTCTAATATTGTATGCGAATATGTATCCTCTTCACCTGCTCTGGGTTTTTGACGATTCCTTATTAATATCATTGGATTGCCAAGATTATTGTTATATGCGTCTCCATTCCCCTCGGAGGTTCCTGTATCTATTTCAGGATTATCTTCATAACAACCAAATCGTATGCTTGAACCAAATCTACTTTCAATTATAGTGTCACCTTCGTAGTTTTTCAAAGGACGAACTATATTATTTGCTTTAAAATACTTTCCGAGAAATTGTCCGTATTTATTTGATGCCTTGCTGATATTTGAAGAATTCAATGCTCCTTTTAGATTTGGGCAATTCTGTGCAGTTAGTCGGTTATTTGCACCAAACCTTGGTTCTGTTCTAAAGTCTGCGGAATTGTTTAAAAAATTTCGTGAATTTAATCTTCTTGTATAATATAAATTGTTTACATACTTTGCTACTATTACTATTTCGTTTACAAGTGGATATTCTTTAATAGTTCCGTCCATAGGCAAAACCCAAGATAACTCGTTAATGGGTGCTTTGTTCTGACTATGAATCATTCTAACTTTAATTCGTCCAATCCACGAATAATCAATTTGATCTTGTTTGTTCCAACCCTCTGGCCATTCATCCTGAGAGATTACTGGTTTTAATTCGGAATCAGAAAATATTGGATGTTCTTCATTTCGTATAACATCTAGTACCACCGCCGACTCTAGTTCATAAAACTGAACATTGTCCGGTGTTGTGCTGTGTAGATATCTGTGAGTTGCCAAATGATTGGTATTCAACTCCTTCGTTACAGACTTTTTCTTATACTTACTATATGCCATTTTAAGACTCAACTATGTTTTGCTTTAGTTGCTCTGCATTATTTATTTTGTTTTCTACTAAATTATTATTTTTTTCAAGTTCATCAATTTCTTTTTTAACACTACTCAATAGTTGTTCCTTTTCGTCGTCCGACAACATTCCACCAGAACCACCATCTACATCTCCAGCTGATGTACCTGCTATAAATCGTTGCAACACCGCAGACAACTTGACTAACTGATCGTCGTTCTTTATCCCCACATCAATATAATCTTTTATCATGGGTGCTATAACCGTGGCCGACCCAATGTCTTTTACCATTTCACGTAAATCTTTTATCAATTGATTTATTTGCTCTTTTTTATGACTAGAGTTAAAATAAATGTCTTTGACAAGAGATGAAAATGTTTTTCCTTTAAAAATTTCTACATCTGAATCCATAATAAATATAAATATAGATGTATATATTTTTTGTATAATTAGTTAGTGTCAATATACCCATTTTCTATATACGACTTAGTAATGTTTGTCTGCACGTCTCTCATTTTGTTTACAACTTTTGTAATATTTTGAGTTTTGCAATCAGTCATCTCCCGTATATACAAATATATGGCTTTTTTATTAAAGTTTTCAATTGAGTCACACCTTCTAAATATTTCCACCACCGCAGCCGCAATTTTTAATTCCTGTGGCTTCTTGAACATTTTTTCAAGATTTGCATCATAATAATTTATCATGAGTCCAATGAACTCGTTTACCTCTTTCCTTTTTGTTTCATTGCGAGGATTTACTGTTAGTTCTTTCCGTTCATACACAATCTCATCGTCATCAACACTCATGTGTCTTTTAAATTTTTTGTAATTTCCGTTATTGTATAGAATCAAAAAGTTTTTTGCAATTATACTAAAATAGGAGAAGGCCTTTCCGTTTCCTTGTTTGTATTTGTGTATATTACTCACAAGGTTGCTTACGACTTCTTGTTGTACCTCTTCGTGACTACATTGAAAATAAGAGAACTTAAATGTATTTAAAATATTTTCGGCTAGTTTTTCAAATGCATACCGTATTCTATCGTTATAGATGTCATTTCTTATCTTTACATCATCTGAGTCGTTATATTCTACAATTGCGTTTTCGGTTTCCTGTGTAAAGTATTGCTTGCCTTTGCCTTTTTTTCGTCTTCTTCGTTTTACTACTTTTTTTGTGGTATTTTCTGTTTTCTCATTGGCCATTATAGGTTGTCCTTGTTTCTATTTCTTTAATAAGTTCGTTTATGTCTTCATAAACCACCCCAACTTCATCGTCTTTTTCAAACATTTGTTTAGAATCTATTGCCTGCCATTTATCAAGTATGTCTTTCATGGAATCGTTTGTTTCAAAAATCCAAGTTTCATATATAGAATTTTTTCTATATAGATTGAATATTGTATATAACGATATAGTGAACACTATTGCCACCGAAATTATTAAATAAATATTTATATACATACCTAAGTTTAATGCAGAATAGTAGGAAAAGTCAAGTGTTTAATAAATATAACCCCAAACTAAAATTAACTATCTTCGTCCGTTGGTACATTTCCGAGAGTACTATCAGGTAGATATTTTTTGTTTTTATATATTTTTTTTGCAAAATACTTATCATGTGCTTCCATTGATGTCTTCTTCCAAGGTACATAATAAGGTCCTTTGTTGTTTTGTTCTTCTGTGTCGTACATTGGTGTTGAAATCACATTATCATCATTACGAACAACCGAGTTTGCTGGTCTGCGAACCAATTGTTGACTTGGAGTCGGTGTGGGTGACGGAGTTGGAGTTGGTGTTTCAGTTGGAGTTGGAGTCGGTGTAGGTGACGGAGTTGGAGTTGGTGTTTCAGTTGGAGTTGGAGTCGGTGTAGGTGACGGAGTTGGAGTTGGAGTCGGTGACGGAGTTGGGGTTGGTGTTTCGGTTGGAGTTGGAGTTGGTATAGGTGACGGAGTTGGAGTTGGAGTCGGTGACGGAGTTGGGGTTGGTGTTTCGGTTGGAGTTGGAGTTGGTATAGGTGACGGACTTGGAGTTGGGGTAGGTGTTTCAGTCGGTGTTGGTGTTGGACTTGGAGTTGGGGTAGGTGTTTCAGTCGGTGTTGGTGTTGGGGTATCTTCAATTACATCTTCTATAAAATCACCTTCTTCTTGGAGTTTATCAGCAAATGGTAAATTATCTATCCAATTTTTTTTTTCGGTAACTCTTCTCCAAGTGTCATTCTTCCACCTACCATAATGTTGTATGCTAACACAAGTGCAACTGCAACGGGATCAAATACCAAAACAATTACAATAATAAACCATTTTACAACTTGGTCTACTGGCATTCCAAATGATTCTGCTATAAAACGAAAACTACCAATATCAGTTGAACGAATTCCTTCTTTTTCTTTTAATATTTCTGCTTGGTTTTCTTTTATTTTGTCGTACTTATCTTCTATAATGGTAACATTATCCAAATCATTTGTTGTATCACGAAGACCATTTACTTTTTCCACAAATTTATCGTATTCAGTTGAAATCTGATCATCAATTTTTGCAAGAGCATCATTATATGATTTTGTTGCGGAAGTTTCTTCTTCTGTTATTGCCGATAGTGAGTTTGCGATAGAATCTCTTTCAGGTTGTTGTGCTATCCTTAATTCTTCTATTTTCTTTTTATTGTTACTGAATAACCCACCACCCTTTGATTCTAATTCACTTTTTGCTTTATCTAATACCGCAAGGCGATCCATTAATTGTTGCCTGCGTAATCCTCTTGATTCTGTATCTGTTTTGTTTCTATTAGCAAGTGCTTCTTGTCGTTTTCGTCCGTCTGCTACATAATCGTCATAGATTTTTTGAAAACCTGCAATCGTTTCAGTCTTTTTATCTTCTACCGTTACATCTGTGTTTTTAAGTGTTTTAATTTCGGTTTCAATAACTACTATTTCTTTATTAAGTGTTTCTATGTTATTTTCGTGCATTTCAACTCTTGATCGTGTGTCATCGTATGCATCACTTAAAAATCCATAAATACCCAAAGAAGTAATTCCGATCAAAACTACAACCGAAACTGTGCAATACCATTTTAACATTCTTGGAATTCTTTCCCAATAACGATACAAAAAAGAAGTCATTGCAAGTTTTCCTGCCTCTAGAACTCCCGCCATAACCATGGCTGCAATGGCCGCACCTGCAAATAATAACCCAATACCACGCACCGAAAAGAAAGCAGCTGTTCCTGCCACCGCAAGTGCAAGTCCTCCAATAATAGCAGTAAATACTTTCATATTAATACATATCTCCTTCTTTAATTTTACTCATAAATCCAATATGTATAAATATAATATAATTATAAAAAAAGAGGGTAAATTTTGCTTACCCTCTTTAAGTTAAGTATATATTATTCTATTTCAAAGAATTTTAACCTTCTTTGCTTTTGTTTCAATTACTTCTCGTTTTGGAATAGTAACATTTAGAATGCCATTGTCAAACTTAGCAGAAATATTGTCAACTTGAAGTGTTGTTTCATCTACCTTAAACGAACGACGAAACGATGATCTTTTAAGTTCTCTGTATACATACTTTACATCCGGGTCTTCTAACTCAGTTTTTTTATCACCAGATATAGTAAGCAACCCATCTTCGTATTCAACTGATACATCACTTTTAGTTAGACCTGCAATTTCTGCTTCTATCCTAACTGCGTTCTTATGGTCGGCAACATTTACTCTTGGATATGAACTATTTCCGAAAAAATTTACTCCGAATTCCTGCCCGAAGTTTGGAAATGCTTGGTTGACTACTTTGTCAAAAATCGAGTCGAATGGTGTTAAAAATTCGTCTCTTAAATTTGGAACGTGTTTATTAAGTCCTGTTCCAGAGGACTTATTTAATCCTATGTTTTTCATTTTATTTTTCCTTTTTTTAGTTACAAACCCCGTTTTGGGCATTTGCCGAACAACCTCAAATGAGCATTGTTCTGTGTATAAATATTAATTACATAAGAAATTATTCAAATTCAAAATTGTGGTCTGTAAGTGACTTTTCAACAACACACGACATATGATCTGCCCAGTGAATAACCCGTGGAAGTTCTGTTTTAAGACCATTACCAGGATTAAATGATTTTAGATAGTCAATATTAGCATCATCATACATTCCGTCTGATAGTTTGATTGCTAAACACTCTTTTTGATTATACTTTATTTCAAAGTGTTGTAATAGAAATAAACTTCTGTCTGTCACTCCCATCCAGTGTAAGTCTGTGTTCATTTTATAAACCTTACCTTGGTTTTTTACGTGCCACTCACTATCGTTGCGTTGATATTGTTCACCGTCAAGTGATCCTAATTTTCCAAGATCGTGATTAAGGGCAGAAAACATCAATTCATCATCGGTAAAATCAACTCTTGCCCCCATGCTTTGAAGTAAGACTTTCTGACCCATGGCTGCTTTACATACATTCATAACATGATCAATATATCCACCATCATAGCAATTATGGTAATGTATTGTCCCACTTGCAGGTGCAATTAGTGCTCTTAGACCCAGACAGCCATCGTCTGTTCCGTACATATACAACAACTTTTCTTGTCGTTCACCTTCAAATGTGTCTTCTATAAACTTTAAAAAGGTTTTATAGTTTTCTTCTAACTCAGATTCAGTATAGTTTTTCATACAGAACCTATATTACTAAGACTTTTTTTAATAGTCAAGGAAAAAACTAGAAAGATCTTGGGATTTTTTCATAAATTCATCCGTTGATGCTTTTTCAAGTTGCGTGTAGATATTATAGTAGTAGTCAAATTTCTTTTTTAAAATAAGATCAGACTTTATTAAAAAACACCCCTGTGGAGAATATTTTTTAATTAAGTTTCCGTCTTTTATGTTTTGCTCTTTGTATAAATACATAAATTCTTCATTGTGTGTATTTATCACTTCACCTTGCTTTATTTCTTTTAGTTTATTTGAAAAACTATTCACTTGTTCGGTTGTTTTACAGAATCTATCGTTTGCAAACAAAATAACATCACCGGAACTAAACATTCCATAAACATGACAAATATATTCAAAATAATAATACAAATAATGTCTGTTTGCATTTATTTTAGAAAAATGACCGTTTATATTCTTGTACTCAACCAACGAAGAATCTCTTATTGTTATTACATCGTTTGTAGGATAGTATATTTTTGAGTTTGTGGAATACAAAAGTCCGTATTCTGGTTTTTTCCACTTTGTAATTATTTTTTTTACTATTTTCTTATTAGGTTCACTTGTATGTGATCCTGGTTTTAATTTTAGTTTTTTTGTATAAAAATCTGTTTTTCGTTGGTCAAGCGAATTTGCATGACCTACATACTCTTTAAGTTTTTGTTTTACAACATTTTTAATACTAACTTCTTTGTAATTTAAATAAAGTTTTTTATTAACATCTATGTTTGTTTTTGATTGTGGAAGGTGGAACATATGATACCCCTGTACCACAACCCGTGACTTAAGTTCTTCACCGGTAAGACGATTTTCTACAAAATCTAAATCTTGAAACCCCCACCCGAAAAAGTTTTCGTTCATACCATCACAACTTGAAAAGGTAGAACTTCTTACCATAAACGAAAATTTTCCCTCTTGGTTGTTGGTTTTATATTTTTTTTCTGTATCAAGTGATATTGTATTTTGCGTTTGTAAGTCGATTGTTTCTGATTTATCCAAAAACAATACATCACTAAATGGGACTATAAAGTCTGAACTTGAGTCTGCATTAGTTAGAACCTCACAAAAGTCAGTGTAAAAATCTCCATCAACCATCCACATAAAATCTGTGTAAACTCTTTTAAATGCTGTGTTAATTAAAATTGATTTGTTGATTTCATTTCCCTCAACCGAGACTACTGTATGACTAACATTATCGTAACCAATGCATATTTGCTCAACTACTCCTGCTTTATCAGAGTCTTGTTCTACTACAATTACAGAACACCCAACTTCGTTTAATTTGCGAATTAAAAAGCAAAAATTATTAAAACGCAGGGGTCCTAGTTTAAAGACAGGTACTACAATTGTTACTTCATTAGTATTCATCTGTCTCCGAACCAGCGGTTGTGTCATCGTTTCCGAACGAACCGTCCGTGGAAACGTTTACAGCTATGTCTCCAAAATAATTGTGTTTGTCAAGTTTACTTCCCCAACTCTTAATTTTTCCTTCAGCATAAAGTTCTTCAAATGTATAGTGATTTCCGGTAGCACTACCATCAAAAATGAATTCTACACATACTTGATCGTCCGTATCACGTTTTAGTGTGAGGGTCATTACTTGGTCTTGTAGTGTTTCCTGACCTCCGATTTCAACGCAAATATATCTTGGATCATATGCCTTTGATGTTCTATCGAGTGAGGGTGTGCGTTTTGCGTCATTAAAGTAAATTGCCATAAACCTTGGTTCACTTCCGGACTGAATATCTGCCGAATAGCACAATACCGTTCCTTCTCTTGCGTTTTTGAAAGATGCAATAAGAGTGTTCGGTGATGCAAAGTTTGTAAGTGCAGGTATTTTATCAGGGTCAAGGGTGTATAGTCTCGATCTACCAACATTGTTCATGTATGAATCATCTGTTTCAAGTAGGTCACTTAAAGGAGCATCTGGGTTGGTAAGTCCAATGCGTTCTACATCAATATTCATGTGTGTGGTGGTATCGCAACATATTTTATCGTCACACGAACGACCCGCAACTCCGAGTGAATATGCCCAATGGTTTTTGTGCAAGTCCGTTCCGTCTGCATTTATAAACTTGAGGAAAACTTTACTTTTGGTTATTCCCTTCCCAGAATCATTAACTGGTATTATTTCTACCGCTGCACCATTTCCGTTTGTTTTATCTGGATGGTGTAGTTCAATCGAACTTCTAATCGGTTTTTCTAATGCAGAACTACTAATTTCAAAGTGAAGTGGGTCTGACATTTCGATGTAATTCTTTGCGTTTTCATCACCGTTGTATACCCAGTTTCCACCTGCCTCAAGAAGTTCAATTTCATAGACAATTCCCTCTTGAATATCATTTTGAGTTGTTCCATCAGGTGTGACTTTTAAGTCACGAATGTCTGGATCGTTTGTTGTGATGTTACCGAGTGCATTTGTGTCGTTACATTTTGTTGAAATTTTAACAGATGGTTTGCGAATGTATCTCGGTGTGGTCTGCATTGATATGAGTGATGCCAATGCACTTGTACTCATTGATCCTGTTGTATTAGATTTTAAAGAAACCGTTAAACGACCAACTCCATTAACTCCATTTTCTGCGTTACCTGCAATTCCTCCACTTATACCAAACTCCGAATTAATATCTACATCAAACGTGATTTCGTTTAATAAGGTTGTCATACCGTTTTCATCAACCGTTGTGCTTGCTACAACTTGGTCGTGCAAAATTCCTATATGTTTAAACATTGAGTAAACTTCGTTTCCATTAAGATTATCACGTGGACCAATTGCTCTATCATAATCTAGTTGTACTACGAGTGGGTGCTTTGATGAAACAACGGACGTATTTTTAACACGAACCCGCCAGCCACTTGGAATGTTCTTAACTTCAATGTCATATGTCTCAGAACGAGGTTTTCCACCAGTTGGGGAACCTGTAAGGGGTCTGTATGTTAGGACAACCGCAGAGTGAGTTCCTGTGGATAAAAATAAAGGTTTACTTATTACCGGTTCGTTTGTGTCATTGACCACATTGTTTCCAATTGCAAGATTTTGGGGATTTCCTTTGTCCCATAAATAATAAACCACACCCGCACTTAGTGCCGACTCATTTGGAAGAGAGTCAAATGAAATCTGACCACTTAGAACGATTACCGCATTTGTTTCTGTTTCATCATCGGTAAAGTCAACTCCGTCACCTGTGCAATCTGTTGTGACTGATTCGACAATACCAACCACTTCAACCAGATGTTCTTGGTCAGTCGGATTGTTTGTGTCGAACATAGCATATGATAAGTTATATCCGTTTATGGACGGGTCCCACCTCACAGCATCTCCTACTTTTGGGCAGGTGTATTTTAGTTTTGCTTTTATTGCTATTCGGTTTGCTTCCCATGTGTAGTCGTTTGCAGCCTGACGAACTTGTTCGTGTATGTTTTCTAAAACCTCTGCGTCACATCCTGAGTCGGTTTGCTGAATTGCACTTCCTCCCAATGGAAGACTTCCTCTTAAATTAAATGCTGATCTGTGTTGTAGTGTAGCCATTTTCTATGATGTTCTTTCTAATGTCTTTTTTGGAGTTGTTGCTTGTACCCATTGTGGTTCACCACTTCCAAGTTGTATACGAGTATATGTGTATATATTATCTACAATCTGAGTTGGATTTTGTTGTGAGTCAGTTTCCTTGTGTATATAAGTGACAAACGCATAATCTCCTTCCGACGAATCTCCTATTAAAACTCCACGATATGGCCATACTTTATTTAAAAAGTTTTTTATTTCAGTATCAATTAGTGCAGATTGGTTCTCAAACGGAAAACAATCGACTTGACCTTCACATGGTGAATAAAATGTAAAATGCTTATATCTAAAATTTCCTATGTCGTATAACGATCCCATTATTCTTCTCCTTCTATCATTTGCCACATACCACCAACATTGCCTTCTTCAAGTTTTCTCCACACTTCATTTATTATTTCATTAGAACTAAAGTCAATACGACTCATCTCTGCCAAGTCACCTTTATTTGCATTTTTCCATTTTTCGTTTAAATATTCGTTCACATCTGTTGTGTTTTGGTTTACTACAAAACTTTTAGTGGTCTGCAATTCACGACAAGGTTGGTTGACTGTTGGGTTTATTGCGTTACACGCATCAAATGGTTGTGGGTAAACAGGTTGATTTAATAAAAGGATTTGGTTTTCAGAAACTGCATAAAAAACTGGTTTGCAGTATGCAGTTACTTTTTGTGTTTCGGGATCTCTTTTAAAAGGATTATCAATGGTTGTATTTCTAAAGGGTGAAACTCCAGTAACCACATCCTCTATATTTGAGTCTACTATGTTGTTTCCATAGAAGTCATTTATTTCTTCTATATTATAATCGTAAATTGTTCTACGAAGTCTCTTTGTGTATACATTAGTATTTTGGTCGGAATTTACATCAAATGATTCTAAATAATATGTGTATCCTCGTTTAAATATTGCATTTGACTTCTCTATAACAGAGGAATCATCTGAGATGATTGTACTTGGCATTTCAAATGTAATCATTCCACTTGTCTGAATCTGAAAGTAGTCAGATGAAGCAATTGTTACGACTCCAACAAAATCACACGCATACGCATCTTCCGATTCAAGTTCTGCTTGTTGAGATGCAGAATTTGCCAAAACATAAGGAGACTCTCCACTTTCAAAATCTAAAAACGCAGGTCTAATGTTTTCAGGTAAACCTTCAAATGCATTATCACCACTTTCAATTGCACTACCAAATCCTCCATTCACATTTCGTTTTATTCTTCTACGAACTCGTACTACATCTCCAACTTTTATTTTGGAACAACTTGCACTATATTCAATTACAAACTTGTGTGGTTCGTCTGTCTTCTCTGAGAGCAATCCACGATAGTTTACGAATACACCGGACTGAGGACCTGTTGCTATTAACAGTGGTTTAGAAACGTGTGGATCACTATCGTTTACTTGAATAGATGGATCATAGTCTGCAAGTTTGCCTATTCTTCCTAAGAAATACGTTTTACCACCAACTAAAACCGATTCAGTTGCCACAGCTTTGGTTGCATCTATTTGACTTTTCTCAACATGAACTGGTTCTTCAAATGTAACATGACCACCAAATGCAATATTGACACTTAACACCTCACCGTCTATATCTTTCTTAATCTTTCTGATAATACCCACTACTTCGGAAGAGTCTGGATCGTCGGATGATGCGTGTTTAAATGTATTTGTGGAAGGGTCTCTCATTAAAACATCACCAACTCTATATAGAATAATCTGATTACTTTCTATATTCTGAAATAACTCTTCAAAGTTTACTGTTATTTCGGAGTGTCCGGGTGACTCAGTAAATGATACTCCATCTCCACTATCATTTATTTTTACAAAAGAACCTGCACTTTCGGTGTACTCATTTGGTACATCTGACAATTCACTAAATCTAATTCCAACATCTGAGTGTTTTATTTCAGCAAGTTGCTCGGCTAAGGTCTTTGCGTTTATAGATTTTGTTTCACCTGTGGGTGATGTTCCATATTCGTCTTTATCAACTACAATAAATAAGTCATCACCACTTAGTTTGTCGTGCTTGTTTAAATCTGTTATCTTTTGGTTGGCCATTTTTCAAGAAGTCTGTGTCTATAAATAAATATACATATATTTTTTATATTTCAATAAATATGACTTATCTTAAACTTTTTATCTTTCTAACTATGAATTTAACGAGTTCACTGCGTATAATATCGTTTTCATCAAACTCAAAAGTGTGAATTCCCTG